TGGATGATCAAGGCAATGCGTTTGGTGAGTTTGCTCCTTTGCTTCCAGGGCTTGTCAATTGGTTATTAGATATGTCTCATGATCAGATGCGTGAGTATTTAATGGAAACAACTAAGCAGGTCAAATTCTTTGCTGATTACACTATTGATCAACAATTAAAATCTAATCCTGTTAAAGACTGGATGCATCACTGCTTAGTGTTTGAGCTAAATACTTCTGCTCAAATTGGTTTTAAAAAGTTTGCTCCACAAGGTAGTTCTACTCATTACGCTAAAACAAATGAGTGGTTGTATGCCAGCTACTGTGAATTCTGCATGAATTCCAACAACAATATTATGTCTCGTTCTAGATTTGAATCGTTGTTGATGGACATCTTTAATCATCAATTACATCTAAACGTATATTGCAAGCGTAATACAAAAGGTTTGCGTATTTTCAATGTTGCTATTCGCTCTGGTCAACAACGGTTTGAAAGTTACCCTTCATTAGTAGATTTAGGAGAGAATCCAGAACGGTATAAAGATTTTTATGGGCAAATTGATGTTGGGTACAAACAACATCTACCTAATAATCAAGATTAATTGTTATAGTTAGATCAGTTTTTATGATCTAATGTCTAAGAAGCCGAAGATTTTATGGTCGGGTGACATCGTTGCCCGTACTGGTTTTGCACGTGTTACTGAAAACCTAATCACTAGGCTAAAAGATCGATACGAAATTGTTGTCTTAGGCAATAACTGGTGGGGAGATCCGAATGAATTCCAAGCGGATTTTAAAATGTTCCCTTCATCTAATCGGTTTCAAACTGAGCCGTTTGGAGTGCAACGTATCCGTCAAATTACAGAGCAAGAAAAACCTGATTTAGTTTTTGTTAACAATGATGCTTGGATTGTTAATCAAATCTATAGCCAGATTAAAGACTTTCATGAGGCTGGCAATTTTAAATTTGTTGCTTACATGCCCATGGATAGTTATGGCTGGACTGGTTGCTTAACTGATCATGCCAATAGCTGGGATAGTATCGTTGTTTATACAGAATTTGGTGCTCATGAGTTCCATTCTGCTGGTGTTAGTAAACCTGTCACTGTTATTCCTCATGGTGTAACAGATGGACAATTCTTCCCAATGGATCAGGCTGAATGTCGCCGTCGTTTAAACCTAGCTGAAGAAGGTTTTATTGTATTTAATGGCAATCGAAACCAGGCTCGCAAGCGTATTGATATTACTATTGATGCATTTGCTGAATTTGCTGTTGGTCGTCCTGATACCAAGCTCTATCTGCATATGGGTAAAAAAGACCAAGGTTGGGATGTTATGAATCTCTTTGGGCGTGAGATGAGAAAGAGGGGTCTTGATCCTAATGGTCGTATCATTATGACTACAGATACTCATCAACCTCCTTCTGTAGATGTTGGGTTGTTAAATATTATTTATAACGCTTGTGATGTAGGTGTAAATACCTGCAAGGGAGAAGGGCATGGCTTGGTCAACCATGAACATGCTTCTTGTGGTGTCGCCCAGGTGGTGCCTAACCACACGTCCTGTAAGGAGATCTTTGAAGGTGCTGCGCCTTTAATTGATAATTGTTTTATAGACGTAGATATGAACTACAACCGTGATATGCCAGTTCCAAGTGCGGAACATTTGACTGAGATCTTAATCGATCTGTATGACAACCCTGCAAAGCTGGCTGATGTTGGTGCTGCTTGTTACCAGAGAGCTACTGACTCTAAGTACCAGTGGAATACCATTGCTGAACAATTTAATGAGGTCTTTGAAGAAACACTTAAAGATCCAGTAGAGATTGATAAACCAGTGGTGCGTAAGCCCAAGCGGCGAAAGAAAACTCCGGTAACAGCGTGAACTTTTTGGGGCCTTTTGGGTCCCAATTTTTTTGTAGGGCGGAGTTTGCTTGTCTCATTTCAATCTCAGCCCTGCTGTAATCCATTGCGAGAGAAGGGGTTCCAGCTATTAGGGCGGATCTCGACCCCCCTAAACCTCTTAGTCTTAGTGCAACGGCCATTTAGGTGGCTCATTTTGGTAGACAATTTTGGGCGTCTCGTAAGACTTATGCTAATAACCCAAATGGTACGCCTAAATGGTACGCCCAAATGGCCGTTTTTACTAGAATAAGAGTAAATAGGGGGTGAGAATGATAAGACTCACGTGAGATCCACTGCGCCGCAGTCGATTTACATCGAAAACAAAGTCCGCCCTGAGACACCAAAGTCCGCCCTAACCATGGCAAACACCCTCACTAATCGCAAAAAAAGAGCAAAAGACATCCTGGATGGCCTGAATTTCAGGTACCTTCCTAATGAAGAGGACGAAACCCTGGAGGCTTTGGGTTATTACAGAGGTTTCTCTTGCCCCTTGGGACATCAAATTCGAGACAAACAAGACCACTGGTGTTACCACTGTGTACGCCGCATCCAAGGGAACATTTGTGGTTTAGACATTAATTATTTGCATAACATTTACCAACAAGATGCAAGAGAAGTTTTAAGTCTTGTCGATATCAAAGGACCAGATGAATGTTGGCCCATAGAAACTGATACAGATTCTTATAGAGGTATTAACGCTCCTAAACGAGTTAATTTTCCTTCTTATCGCACACAAAATATGGACCGTCGTACTGACAAAGTTGGTATCCATAAAGCAATTTATACATTTACCTGGGGTGATGTCGGTAGCATGCGAGTGAGTCGGCGGTGTCGTAATAAATGGTGCGGTAATCCATTACATATGTGCTCCAGCTGGAATCGAGCAGATGTACTAAAAGACTTTCATTATTTAGATCTTAAAATTAATCCAAAAAAATTATTGCTTATGGCTAAACGCCACCGTCATAATCTTCCAATAGAAGAGTTAATTGCAATGTCTTATCGACCTACAATTTCTAGCCCGCAGTCTGTAGACATTTCCCAGAAGTACAATGGATAATAAAGTCTATGTGGGCGAATGACAGCTCAAAGGGAACGTTCACAAAATAATCCTTTAAATCTTGGTACTTTTACACGCACTTCACTGCGAATGTTGAAAGGTACCTTGGGACCTAAGAGTCAAGTTATTTCTGGTGGTTATGGACGTGAAACATATAATCATTGGTTCCAAGTTACGTTAGCCAGTCCTGCCTGGATTATTTTATTTAAAGCTTCTTCTGCATTAGCAAGCGGTACTAATCAATTATCTTCTCGTCGTTCTCCTTTAAACGACCGATTTATGGTTACGGTGTACGACCAAAACCGTAGTCCTATTCAAGGGCGTAGTATTTTTCAAGCTGATTCAGCTATTGTTTATAGTCCAAAAGATACTTTTCATTCTAGTTTTAGCAACAGTTATATTGGGCATGTGATGAATGCTCAAAGTGATTTATATAACACAATAGAACCTGATCGTGCTGACCAAGGAGATGATCGTTATTTTCCTTTAGGTGCAGGTAATTATTTAATTTGTGTTTCAGCAACCCGTAATGAAGAGTTTGATTATGGCGTTGGCTTAGTAGTTGAATTCCAAATTCCACAGGATGAATTATTCTTTCTTTGTGAAGATACTTCTGACATTACCTACTTAATTACTGAAAACGATCTTAGTGAATCAGTTGTTGAGATTGTTCCTGAAGAAGTAACAAGTGGAATTACTCTTGCCACATTGAATGGATTTACAGAAAATCTTTGTACAATTATTGATCCAGATGGTGTAGTCCAAGTTAACTATGCAACGGTAGAAGGTAATCCATTGTCATGGTTGATTGGTCCAGATCCTGGAGATATTGCTATTGGTCGTGTCTTACTAGACGCTACTGAGAATTGGATTGATACAACACACGAACATTCGCTAACTGAATGGCGAGAAGCATGGCAACGTGATCATTCAATGGATGATAAATTTCCTAACATTTTTGCAACATATACTAACGTTGCTTAGGTATACAATAAATGAGTGTCTAAATAATTATGACCCTCGATTCATTGGGCAGAGTTAATCAATCTGACGATTTAATCAGTGATTACTGGACTGGTAAATTAAAAGATAAAGAAGAATCTTTAAAACCAACTGAATTTTTTAAAAGATATTGCGCAGCTGAGCCTTGGATGCCAGAATGCAAAGAATACGATGTTTAAAACGTGTCTACTCTTATCACTAATCTTCCTCCTTTAAAGGTATGGGTTAGGAAAGAATATCTTCGTGATCTAAGAGATGGCTTTGGTGAATATGTTTTAGGGTATTGGACTTCTGTAAAGTCTTTACCTGGTAGAGTGTTTTACTTTGAAACATTTTTACCAAGTTATGGGGCTCTTTATGACAAGCTTCCTATCTCAGCTTTTTTGTCCTGGGATTCAGATAATCCTGAAGCCCCTGTAGATCCTTATCCCGATCTTCCTTTGGAAGAATTGCAATTCTGGAATTGTTTTAGCCATGACATTACCACTCTGGAAAAAAATCTTACCTACACAATGGGCTGGGAAATCAGAACCAAAACCCACGGGTCTATCCCTGGCGAATACTTGCTTACTATTGACAGTTTTAACGGCGACCGTTCTAGGGCTGACATTTCTTTTGCAGAAACGCCAGATGAACACAAATCATTTAACATCATTGCATTGCCAAATGGTCAAATTGCAGCGTATCCAAACAACAGATGCCGTCTTACTGATCCTTCTTTGTCCCCAGAAGAACTTAAACGACCCGATTTCCTTGTTTCTACACGATACTTCCAGGTAGAAAGTCCTAATGCAAAGTGGGGTCGCTTAGGAGAATCAGAAGAATATTTTTGGGAAACTAAAACAGAAAAAACTTTAGTTGCTTTTAATGATAATAAAGATATTATTGATTATCAACAAGACTTTGATAGGTAGAATATAAAGGTTGAATCTAATTTGTTATGCAAGATCTTTTAAGTAGTCCGATTACTTGGATCATTATTGCTGCTGCTTCTGAAATTATTGCTTTATCTCCATTAAAAGATAACAGCATTATTCAAGTCGTTTTAAAAGCAGTCCTTAACTTGAAGCCGTCTGTAAAAAAGTAAAAGGCATCACTCCTGATGACGCCGTGTTTATTGCTCAGTGGTCATTAAGGAGTGAAAAACAAAGAATTAAAGATGCGCTTACACGCCGTAAAAATATGGCGTTAACAAGTCATCGTATTGATGAAGCTATACGTAAATATAAAGAAGATACAAATTGGGATGATTAATCATCTAAAGCTTGAAACCAAAAGGTAACGCCTCCATTATCTTCTACATGTTTTCTAAGAGCATAGGCTTCATCTTTTGTCATTGTTTTGCAATGTCTTTCTTCGCCTAGTTCCCAACATATATTGACACGAATAGGCTTATTTGATTTCATTATTTAGTTGCATTAGTTTAGCCGTAGCTAGCGCACTTACTGCTGTCCAAGCTGTTTGTCCAGATACACGTTCTTGATCACAAAAATATTCAATAGAATCCTCTAACAATTCTACTAGTTCTTGCTTAGCAGCATACGTAATAATCATGAGTACATAGCTAGTAATAATAATATTGAAGCACAAATTCCCCAGAAACCAAGGAATAATATTGCTATCCAAGCACCTTCAATGCTTATAGAAAACTTTTTTACAGGTTTCCCATTTTTCATCACGATCTTTTTTTCCGTTCCATCCTCCGTTAATTCTGTAACAGCATGCGTCAAATCCTTGTCCAAGACAAATACCTAATAGATCATTATCTTTAATCCATGTTAAAGCAGAACGGAAAGGATATTGCTCAGCAACATAGTCACATCCGCGTTCCACGATAAGTGGATCATGTAATTCAGCTGCCAGGCGAGTGTAATTAAATTTTCCCGTCAGCATTAAGACGCCCGCTCCTTTATACTTAGGTCCGTCATTTGGGCCATTGCCTAAGTCAGAACGATTATTATATGCTGTGCCATCTGCAATTTCTTTCATCCAACGAAAGTTTCCTGTTTCATGCATAAGATTTGCAATTAACATACACATTGCATCTTTATGCTGATCAAACTTTGTGCTCATTAACAATTTATTAAAATCACCACAAAAAGTTTCATCAAATTTATTAGCTGCCCAGCCAGTAAGCTGTTGCATGACTTCTGGAGTAATAATTTTTTCACTAGGATTTGCAGGACCTGCACGATACAGATCCGCAAATTCATCTAGCTGTGCATCAGTGAGTACTGATTCAAGCCAGTTCCAAGCAGCTAGTTGATGTGATTCTTCTTTGTAATATTTAGCTGCTTTACTCAGATTGATCGTCACTGGTTTCCTCTGCTGAAGTGGACGTATCTTCTGGATCGAAGTTAAGATCTTCCAGAAGTTCTCCAATAAGCCTACCAGAAAATGCAACAAGATTTTGATCTCCTGTAGAACGAGCAGCACCAAAAGAATTAATGGCTGACACTAATTCAGACTTTTTGCAGGCCATAGTCAATAGTTATAACTTAAATAATATATCAGTTATTTTTTAAAGCTGCAACTTCGGTTTCTAGTTGTTCAATACGTGCCATTGCTTCTTGAAGAGCGACCAATCCTTTTTTAGTAAGAATTGAAGACTTGATCGCTTTAGTGGTAGTACCAAGGTCGTTACCGTCTCCATCAAAATCAGGAGTTTCATATACAAGACCAGGACTTGTAAGTTCTAACTCTTGCGCTATAACACCTAATTGAGTATGAGTTTCATGACCAGTTTCTTCCTTAAAGTTGTATTTACGGAATCGGACTGCCTTAAAATCATCCCACTGTGATCCTGCGTCAACAATATTTTCTTTCAGCTTGATATCAGAAATTTGCCCGTAGGAGTCGTTAGTGTTTTGAACATTTCCATTTGTATAAACTTGGAATGATATGGTGCCAGTGCTCATACTGCTTGCAGAATGTGCTCCAGCGTATAACCATTGAACAGCGCCAGCGCCTGTGCCTGAACGTGAAATGTGTGCTGTAGAGGAAGCAAGAACATTTACTTGACCTGAGCTGTCGATTCGCATTCGTTCGATGCCATCGTTTACACCAAACGACATTGCATTTAAATTGTGCAAGTATTGAATAATTCCTTCGTATTCGTCTGACCCCGACGTACCATCAGAGAAATATATATTTCCTTGATTTGAAGTGCCGGATCGAATTGTTATGCCACAATCACCTGAATCCGCGATCGTTAAGTTGTCGGCATAGGCTAGATATCCTTCAGTTGTCGTGCCTAAAAGTAACCGACCCGAGCTATCGAGTCGCATCTTCTCGGTGTTGTTATTACCAAAACGCAGGCTTGTGTTTTCATGGTTCCATATATATTTATCTGAATTTCCATCAGTTATCAAAGCCAAACCGTCAGACACACCGAAGCCTGTATTGCTGTCTTGAACATATAAGTAATTTCCTTTGCAGAACACCTTACCTGAGCTGTCGATACGCATCTGCTCGGTGCCAGCTGTATAAAAAGTCATATCGCTGGATTGATAACCTAAATATCCCTGATCATTGGCACTATTGCCTAGCTGTAAATATGAATTAGCTGTGGGACTCTTGAGAAAACAAACGGTAGATTGTCCGGCTAAAGAGTCAACGGATAAAGTAGCTGCTGGAGAGATGGTATTGATGCCAACCTTGCCCGAGCTATCGATTCTCATCCGCTCACTTGATCCTGCGGCTCCGTTACTTGTTGTATAAAATGCCAACCTTCCCGGCATATCATTGCTACCAGGAGTTCCATCAACAGCTGATTCAATAATTGCGGTCCGACTATCTGCATCAGTACCATCACCAGCAAAAAAGTGTATTTGTCCAGTAAGGTCGTTAGCTTGAACAATTGTGCTGCCACCTTTGCTGCCACTACGGGTTTTGGCAAATAATAGAGCAGGCGCTGAACTATTATTTTGATCTCTTCTAATCAACAATGAAGAGCCTTGATAGCTTGTGTCGCAAAGCTGCAGCTTTGATTCGTAACCAGCAGGTGCTGTATTAGCGTTGTGGTTTATTAATACTCTGCCCGAGCTGTCGATACGCATCTGCTCCGTGCCACTATTCGTATGTATTGACATATGATTAGTGGCGTGGTCATAAATTATTGCGCCTGTATAAACGTTTGTTCCACCAGTTCCGTCAGCAAAATAAATGCTACTCGAATCTGTTTCTGATGCTCTAATAGTAATTCCTGTATCACCTGACGAGCTTAGTGTCAGATTATCGGCTGCTGCATCACCTGGAGTTATCGTCCCAACCAACAGCCTGCCCGCGCTATCGATACGCATCCGCTCACTGGAAACACCAAAAGCAATTGCATCATCTGAATGGTTGTAAAGAATATATCCCGCAGTATTTGCGCTAGCATCAGCAAATCTAATTTGGCTAGAAGTTAATGCGCCAATCGTTATGCCTTGCTCAGCTAAACTTGTACTGCCAACAACCAGATCATCGGCACCACTATCGGCGTAGTTAGTCGAAATTCCTAATAACAATCGACCATTACTATCTACACGTAAACGTTCTACTGTTGCAGTTGTAATTGCTACTGTATCTGGGGCAGGAGAATAAAGACCAGTATTATTGTCATCAATAAAAGTAATACCTGGGGCAATTACAGTTCCAGATGCAAATTCTGCAATACCGCTAACAGTTAAGTTAGTTCCACCTGATATTGTAATACCACTTGCAAATACACTAGTACCATCAGCCAGCAGAACAATGTTTGGTTCCGTTGCATCAGTGTGCTGGACGTTAACGACTCTGATGGTACTCATTTCTACGCAATCTAATATCTTCTATTTTAACTCCAAAATACTATTAACTATCTATTACCAAGGAACACCCGCAGCTTGTGTAGGATTTTCTTGCTCATTTAAATCAGCGGTTAAACCAGATTCCATAGAAGCAACTTGCTCTTCACCTAGGGCATCTTGCACCCAACCAATACAGATTGCTTCTGTTAAATCGTTGTAAGGTATAAAGCCTGGGTCAGAAGGATCAGCTGTAAAACCTTGTGTACCATACGCACCTGTATTGTAATTTTCACCGCTTACTTCAGGATTAGGACGAGAAGCTGAAACACTCCAATGTACAGTGTAAACTACGCCATTAGAAAGTTCACGATCTAAAGTATTAACAGACCAAGTGTACGTATCAGCCATTGTTATTAAGTAGTTTTTATTATTTTAACAGTATTAAATAATTAGACGTAATAAGCACCACCGATAATAATAGAACCAGTAGTTGTCATACTTTCGTTAACAAGCCATCAATACGCAAGGTACGCAATAGCTGCCATCTGCATAAGTTTCGCTGACGTTTGTGGAGGTAACTTTAGCAATCGTCTTAGAACGAATAATGTCATCATCTTGGGGCTTAGCCGTTCCATCACCAGCAGACATCAATAAGTCTCCGCAAGCAACTGTTGTTCCTTCTGCAATACGAATAACAAAGTCACCCGTCATTGCGCAGTAAAAATCATTGAGGTAAACGTCGTCGTCATCGTCCCAACATTGGAATACACCAGAGACATTTTTATCGCCTTCGACATCGCTTACTTTCATGCGGTTAAGTTGTTCATTATCTTCTTCGCCCCATTCACACATTTCGTCAAGGTTGCTTAATACAGAGCCACGCAAGATTTCAATGCGTTCTGCACCGTTTGATAGTTGCGACCAACGGCTTAAGTGACCGCCGTTATATGAAACAGTACTACCAGAGATTGAGATGCTTCCTTCTGAAGTATTTTGCCCCCTGAAATCAACTAAGGTGCCATCATCGGTAAGTCTATTAACAAGTAATGGCGGCCCACTGACTCTGCTAGCTAGCAATTCTCCTGTTTCACGCAGAACAATTCCTTTAGCTGTAGTGCCATTACTTGTTGTGCCAAATAAAACATTGCCCGAGCTGTCGATTCGCATCCGCTCAGTTTGTGTTGTACTGTTACCTGTAGTTCTAAACCGAATATCATTAGTGCCTGTACCTCCTCCTAATAAAATATTGCCACCAGAATAAGTAGAACCACCTTGAATCTGCAGTGTTCCACCTGAAGAATCACTTTCAATCTTTGAACCACTTGCAAGGTTCATGTCACCTTGCACCGTTAATGTTCTTGTTGGCGACGACGTTCCAATCCCAACTTTGCCCGAGCTGTCGATTCGCATCCGCTCGGTAGCGTTTGTAAAAATCCCAATATGGCTGTTCTCCATTTGAGAAATTTCAGCATGACTATCAGCTCCAACCTTTAACTGAAAACCTTGACTGTCATTAGCTTCACCTGTATTAGCGTTTGTAAGCATCAACCCTGTTGTTGCTGTTGCTGGATTGTGAACGTGAAAGTGCCGTCGTGGCGATGTTGTTCCAATCCCAACATTACCCGAGCTATCGATACGCATCCGCTCGGAGCCATTGTTAAAGAAAAGCATATTTCCTGCTTCTCTGTTGTTTATATAAGCATCTAATCCAAATTCAACGATACTCAAGCCATCGGTAGCAGTTGTTCCAGTTGTGGAATTTTGCAAGTATATATAAGGAAGCGTGTCTTCGAAGATCTCAAATCTTGTATTGGGACTGGATTTTCCAATCGCAACATTTCCCGAGCTGTCGATACGCATCCTCTCCTGTGCATTAGTTACAAATGTAAAAGAATTGCTGTCATGAAAATAATTAAAGGCGCCAACATTATCATCATCTGTATCTCCAAAATGAATAAATGAACCAGCATTATTGCCTGCACTTATGCCAATTCCACTGTAAGAATTATTTGTACTGCTATTACTAACAATTAAACCAAGGTTTCCATCGTGACCACCTGTAGGAGCAC